AACACCTTCACACAGTTTTTCACAGCAGCAAACTTTCTAGCCTACGGTGCAGATTTACGAGTTGTTCGTACAGCTAACACTTCAGCTAAAAATGCTACAACCTCAGGTACTGGTTTACAGATTAAAAATAAAACAGACTACGAGTTAAATTACTCAAGTGGTACTGGCAGTAACGATTTTGTTGCTAAGTATGCGGGTGCATTAGGCAACTCGATTGGCGTTGCTATTTCAGATTCTAATACTCACACAAATTGGGCTTATGCGGACGATTTCACATCTGCTCCTAGCACATCAGAATACGTTTCATTAAAAGGTGGTTCAAACGACGAGTTGCATATTGTTGTTTACGATACTACGGGCGCAATTACTGGTACTGCTGATACTATTCTAGAGAAATTTGGTTTCGTATCTAAAGCCTCTGACGCTAAAAACCCAGACGGTTCTAGTAACTATTATAAAGATGTAATCAACAGTCGTTCTAAATGGGTTTGGTGGGCAAAACATAACTCAGACGGTACAAACTGGGGAACAACAGCGGTAAATAAAACGTTTGCATCATTAACCTCAGAAGATAGTTTTGCGTTATCAGGTGGTACAGATAACCCACTAACTACAGGTGATGTTACTCGTGGATACGATTTATTCAGTAATCCAGACGCGATCAACGTTTCTTTGTTATTGACTGGTGCTACAACTGGAGCAACAATTCCTAACTACGTAACAGCAATTGCAGAATCACGTAAAGATTGCTTAGTGTTTATCTCTCCTGATTTTGATGATGTTGTCAATAACGCAGGTGATGAATCAACGGATTTGTTGTCTGGTAGAAGTTCATTAACATCATCTTCATACGCTGTGATGGACTCAGCTTGGAAATATCAATACGACAAATACAGCGACGTGTATCGTTGGATCCCTTTAAATGGTGATGTTGCGGGCTTGTGTGTTCGTACAGACGTAGAACGTGATCCTTGGTTCTCACCTGCTGGTTTAAATCGTGGTGTTATTAAGAATGTTGTTAAACTTTCTTGGAACCCAACTAAAGCGGAACGTGATGCTTTGTACTCTAAGGGTGTTAACCCAGTAGTTACTTTCCCAGGTGAAGGTACAATTCTTTACGGTGATAAAACTCTACTATCTCGTCCGAGCGCATTCGATAGAATTAACGTTCGTCGCTTGTTTATTGTATTAGAGAAAGCAATTGCTCGCGCATCACGCTCTTCATTGTTTGAATTCAACGATGAGTTTACTCGCGCACAATTCGTAAATCTAGTTGAGCCGTTCTTACGCGATATTCAAGGTCGTCGTGGTATCTTTGATTTCAGAGTTATATGTGACGAAACAAACAACACAGCAGAAATTATTGATCGCAACGAGTTTGTCGGTGATATTTACGTTAAACCAGCACGTTCAATAAACTTTATTCAACTTAATTTCGTTGCCGTAAGAACAGGCGTAAGTTTTGACGAAATTGTTGGACAATTCTAATAAATAGAGAGATAGGAGAAAAAAATGGCTTTTAATGTAAATCAATTCCGCTCTCAGATGACTGGAGACGGTGCTAGACCAAACCTGTTCGAGGTAACGCTTCCGTTTCCAGCTTTTGCTGTTCCGGGTAACGCGCAGACTAAACTTACATTTATGTGTAAGACTGCTCAATTACCAGGTTCTACAGTTAATGCTGTGCCAGTACAATACTTTGGTCGTGAACTAAAGTTTGCTGGTAACAGAACATTTGCTGATTGGACAATCACAGTTATTAACGATGAAGATTTTGTAGTTCGTAATGCATTTGAACGTTGGTTAAATGGTTTAAACAGCCACAGTTTAAATGTTCGCAATCCTGCCGCACAAACTCCACTGGGCTACACAGTAGACAGCGAAGTTCGTCAATATGGTAAAAATGGTAATATCCTGAAAAAATATAAATTTATCGGTGTATTCCCTACAGACGTATCTCCAATCGATGTTGATTGGGGTGCTAACGATACTATTGAGGAATTTTCCGTAACTCTATCATACCAATGGTGGGAATCAGTTGAAGATTTAGTCGTATAAGTAATAGGGGGAGATAATCTCTCCCTGTTCTTTATTATTATGTTAAGGAAAATAATCAGTGGCAATCAAACTATTTGGTTTTAATTTAGGCGCAAAGGATATTGTTAAGGTTGAAGAACCTCAGCAAACTTCGTTTGCATTACCCACCGCCGCATTAGACGACGGTGCAGTTACTATTACTCAAAACGCTCACTTCGGCACTTACGTCGATTTGGAAGGATCCGTTCGTAATGAGTTAGAGCTTATCACTCGTTACAGAGAAATGTCCAACCATCCAGAATGTGAGTCTGCTATTGATGAAATTGTCAACGAAGCTATTACTCACGATGAAGATGGTGTTGTGGTTGATATTGTAACAGATAAACTAAAGCAGCCTGATGCTGTTAAAAAGAAAATTCAAGAAGAGTTTAAAAATATTCTTAAGTTAATGAACTTTTCTAATCTATCTGACGATTTGTTTCGTAGATGGTATATCGATGGTAGACTCTTCTATCACGTAATTGTAGATGACCAGAAGCCAAAAGAAGGCATTAAAGAATTAAGATACATTGACCCTCGTAAAATTAGAAAAGTTCGAGAAGTCAGAAAAGATAAAGACCCTAAGACGGGCGCTGACATTATTAAATCTACTGCGGAATATTATGTGTATTCTGATAGAGGCACAACGACTCAAACGTTCGGGGCTAACGTAAACCAAGGTCTCAAGATTGCTCCAGATTCTATATTGAATGTAAATTCTGGCATGATGGATGCTAAAAACACATTCGTTATTTCGTATTTACATAAAGCAATTAAACCACTCAATCAGTTACGTATGATTGAGGATGCTATCGTTATCTATCGTTTATCACGAGCACCTGAAAGACGTATATTTTATATCGACGTTGGTAACTTACCTAAAGGTAAAGCAGAGCAGTATATGAGAGACGTTATGGTTAAATACCGTAACAAAATGGTATACGATTCAAGCACTGGTGAGTTACGCGATGACCGTAAACACTTATCTATGCTAGAAGATTTTTGGTTACCTCGTCGTGAGGGTGGTAAGGGCACAGAGATTACTACACTACCACCAGGTCAAAATTTAGGTGAATTAGCTGATGTTCAATACTTTCAAAAGAAACTATTGCAATCGTTGGGTGTTCCATACTCTAGATTAGACGCTCAACAAGGAATGGTTGGTCTAGGTCGAACTACTGAAGTTACAAGAGACGAATTAAAGTTTGCTAAGTTTATTACACGTATTCGTAATAAGTTCTCTCAAATATTTGATCATGCTCTTGCCACTCAACTAGTGTTGAAAGGTATTTGTTCTAAAGAAGAATGGCAAACATTTAGAGAAGACATTTACTACGACTACAAGAAAGATAATAACTTCCAGGAATTAAAAGAAGCTGAATTGTTGCGTGAGCGTCTTAACATGGTAGGCATGATTGATCCATTTGTTGGTAGATATTACTCTCAAGAGTGGGTTAAAAAGAATGTAATGAAGCTAACTGACGAAGAAATTGAAGACATGCAAAAGCAGATTGATGCTGAGCCTTCGCCCAATGATGGAAATGGTGCCGAACAAGACATGCAAGGTGAACAAGACCAACAAGAAAGCTCGCCACCAGTGGATAATACTTACGAGAGAGAAGATTTAGAATCTGAGACGCCTCAGCTAGACTCCGATGTAACTCGTATAACAAAGTATATAAATAAATAAACAAGGAGAATTATTATGAGTAACGTACAACAATTTATTGATTTAGTAGGACAAGGACAAAACTCACAAGCTCAAGACGCTTTGAGTGGTATTCTTTCAGCCAAAGCTTTTGACGCACTTGAATCATTTAAACAAAACGTTGGTGCAAATTTATTCGCATCTGAAGAAATCGACACAGAAGTAGAATAGTAGCTAAATTATGAAATCATTAAATCAATTTAAAGGTAAGGCGATAATCGAAGAAGAATCAAGTTATTCTAAATTCGATGTGCTTGTTCGTGCTGGTTTGGCAGACAAGACACAAATTCAACGTCTTCATAAAGTATTGGATAAGATGAGCGAAGATAGACCTGTGCTAAACAACACAGAAAAAAATCTCGTTCAAAATCTATTGAGTAGAATGGTTGATTTAATCACTAACAATCAGCAAATCTTTCAAAAGACAAAGCAAGCTGTTAGAGAAGACATTAGTGAGGGTGTAGTTGTAGCTGCTGATAAAACATACAACCCTTACACAGGTAAAAAATATCCTGCACACAGAAAAACTATGGGCGCTAGAAAAGAAGAACCTTCACCACCGCCAGTAGTTCAAGAAAATGTGGGTGGTATTCCATTCATTCTTGTTTTGAAAAGAAAAGCGATAAGACAGTATCCAGATGGCACTAAGGTAGCTCTATATCAAAATGAAAGATTAGGCAAGTATTTCAGTGTTCCATATACAGACACTAAATCTGTTGATGCTGTTATTCAGTCTGAGAGTGTAGAAGATATTAAGGGTAGCGTTTTCGATAGTCTCAAATTCATTGCAGAGTCTAAGCAACCAAACTATGTTTTGTTTGATAGTGGGTCCAGTAGACTAGTTGATGTTGATACAGCAACAGCTATCGTAGAAACTTATAATTCTTTAGAAGAAGATAATCAACAAAAACTTGTTGAAAGTGTAAGTAAAGATAAGTCGTCATTTAAGACTATTTCTGAATTTGCTTGGAAACATTACAAATAATGTTTATTGAGTCTTTTATCAGAGGCAAAATAATTGAAGCGAAGGGTGAGATATTAGAAAGACTCAACGAAATTGCCGCAAAGAAGCTAGAAGAAGCCAAGAAATACATTGCTTCTGATATGTTTGAGGAAGTTGAGAGTTTACTAGACGAAGGTAATATTTTGCGTATGGGTCGAGTATTGAAGATTCGTAGACGTATTAGACGTAATAAAAAAGGTAGAATTGTTGTACAACGAAATGTTCGCAAATCTGCTATTAAAGGTTATAGGTTATCTGGTAACACTGTTAAAAGAATACCAGCTACCGCAAGAATTCAAAAAGCACGTAAATTGAAACGATACTGGAAAACAAAGGGTCGTTCAAAAATGAAAAGAACACTACTAAAACGTAAAATGTCTATAAGAAGACGTAAATCAATGGGAATAAAATAAAATGCCTTACGAAATTATTAACAGTAATCGCTCAAAATCAGTTGTTCGCGTTGTTGGTAACACCGCAACCCTTATGACTTTGTCTCAACTATCGTCAAACGTAAGTAACGAGACTGTTACAGGCGCTTCAATATCACAAGTATTTTCTACTTCTGACGGTACTTGGAATGTGTATCGCGGCAACGATGCCAGCGGCACTCTTGTTATGCAACTTAACGGCGAAAATGTATTACCTCTATCACAATCTGATATTGCGGTAGCTAATAACTCAACCGCAAATATCTACGTGACTAATAGTGGTACCGTGGGAACACTAATTATTCAACTAAGTAAAACAGCTACATACTTACGCGATGTAGATACAGGACAATTAATCTAAAATGAAACTTATTACAGAAAATATCGAAGACGTTAAGTATCTTACTGAATCGACAGAAAGCGGTAAAAAGCAACTTTTTATTGAAGGTCCTTTTTTAGTTGCTGACGAGCCTAATCGCAATCGTCGTATGTATAATTTGAACACTCTTAAAAAAGAAGTTGATAGGTATAATGAAGAATACGTTAAAACTAATCGTGCGTTAGGTGAGTTGGGTCATCCTGATACTCCTACACTTAATCTTGAGCGTGTATCGCACAAAATTGTATCATTGAAACAAGAAGGTAATAGATTTATCGGTCGTGCTTTAATTTTAGATACCCCATATGGTAACATTGTTAAGAATTTTATCGATTCTGGTGTTAACTTAGGAGTATCATCCCGTGGTATGGGTTCTGTCGTTCCTAGAAATGACGGTATCAATATTGTACAAGACGATTTTCGT